TACTTTCTGCGAGGGAAAGGATTTCTACTAATCCTTCAAAAAGTTTTCTACTATTTTCAAAATCAAGGGGCATGGTTATACCATCTTTACTTGGTTTCCACTCTTCATTAAAATCTAAGTAGTACTTTCGTAGAGATATATATTCAACATCTCTAAAAGTATTTATGACAAGTCTGACTTGCTCATGACCTGTATCTTGAATTATTTTTTCGTAGATTGAGGGAGCGTTTAAGTCAATCATTCTTAATCACTCGGTTGAGGGGTACAATACTCGTAACATTTGCAGGGACAAGTATCCTGTAAGAGTCTGTGTCCCAGCAAAATAACAAAGATGTGTGTTGTCCTTCTTTTGCTCTATTTCTTTTCTTACGAATATATTCTGTTGAAAAGTCTCTAGTGCAAACATTGTACTTTAGCTTTCTTGAGTTTTGACTACGATAGGTTATTATTGCATCGCCTGCGTCGTCGAGTCTTCTTTCGAACTCTTCCTTTTTCATTATACCTCCTACTTAATCTAACAAAAAATTTTTTGGATTGTTAAGTTTTGAGGTTGTTTTTACGAATAAAGGAAAGCAAGACAGAAAGGTCTGTCTTGCTTAACTATCATACACTACTTATTTAGGGTTTCGATGATTCCAGCAAAGTAAACAGCTGCTTTACCTGTAAGTTTAGAGATAATTTGTGCATCAACTTCTTGACCTGCATCACTTATTGTTGAAGTTAGCTTGTCCTGAGCATCTGCTACACTCACTCTGCCACCACCAGTAGAACCTGTTGAAGTTCTAGCTGCTGGAGTTTTTCTTACATAAACACCTGCCTTTGTTAAAATCATTCTAACACCATTTGGGGATTCACCGAGTTCTTCGGCAACTTCTTTTACAATCTCCATTGATGTTTCAGGAGTAGGTTCACTATCCTGATACATCTCGACTGCTTGTGATTTCATTTCATCTGTCCAAGGCATTTTTCTTTTCCTCCTAATTTTGGAAAATTTTTGTTCGTATTCGTCAATCGAGGTAGTATTACGAAAACCTGGACACCAACCTGTGGTATCTAGCATTTGTTGGTAATATCTATCACTCATAATTTGACTTCTTTTTAAATATAAATATATTATATAAAAATTGAAACCATTTGTCAAGAAATATTTTTCGTTTCCATTAACTAAAATGCTTACGAATAGCTTCAAGCTTATCTTCTGCGTGTGCTATTTTTTCGACCTCAGTTTCAATCGCTTGTACAATTTCAGGGTGTTCTCCGATACCCACTACATTTCTTTCATATGCTTTTACATTTGCCCAAGCTACGGCTATATCGCCTTCTAATTTTTTACATAATGCTTCTAATAAATAATTCATTGGTTATGTTTCCTGTGTGCTACTTTATTTTCCCAGTCTTCAATGGCAGCTTTTATACTACCTTCTGCTAAAACTGAGCAGTGTAATTTAATTGGTGGTAAATCAAGAGCAGCAGCTATCTGTTTATCTTTAATTAGTTTAGCTTCTTCTATTGTTTTACCCTTTAACATTTCTACAAACATTGTGGAACTTGCTATGGCACTTCCGCAACCATAGGTTTTGAACTTAACATCAATGATTCTATCATTATCATCAAGTTTTAACTGAAGTTTCATAACATCTCCACAAGCTGGTGCACCAATCATTCCTGTTGCTACATCAGGGTCTTTTGGATTAAATCTTCCAACAGAAAACTCTTTTGGATTATTTAAAACTCCTTCAAATCTTTCTACTACTTCTTTACTATATGCCACTACCTCTCCTCAGTATTGCGTCGCAAAAGTCAACTAAAAAGTTTTCTCTTGCTTCCTCTGAAAGTAAGGGATAGACTAAAAAAGGTGAAGCAATAAGAAAAATTATTAAAGAGGAAATAAATCCTGTTACTTTTCTTCTTACTACTATATTATTTTTGTCTAATATCCTTATAAGTTTCAATGCTGGTATCATCAGTCTAATTATAGATAGTATCCATGCTGATAACCAATATGCTAAAATATATTCCATGTGTCTTGAATCCATATAAATAACATGGGTAATCCTATCCACGCAAAGAAATATAAACTAAAAAATGTAATTACATCTATCATAAATACTCCTTTATGTGTTCTAGACTACCTAGCTCATAAGCTAAAGCAAAGCTAGTATATCCTGTTCTTGTTCCGTCAAGATGAGGAAAATATGTTTTAGAAGTATCGCATGGTTCTAATACCCATAATCTGTAAGAATGAGATTCATACTTCTCAGACATACCATAATCTTCTACAATTTCTGCAAATTTATTATCTCTAGGACTCCACACTTTTTCTCCTACCTCGAATATTTCTTTTACACATTGTTCAGGAAGTATAGCATTTCGTCTGCCTTTATAATCAGATTCTGCTAGTTTTTGTGGGATACCTAGTCGTTCTATTACTGCTTTTACAAATGCAGGAGAACGATAAATTTGTTTTGCTATATTCATAATATTATCTCCTTCAAGATAATACTCTATAATTTGTTTCTTCTCACTTTCTGTTAATCCTTTACCTTTGTTTTGGTTTTTTCTTAACTCTCTATATCGCATGGTTTCTTCATGCTCTTGTATTATATTAGCAAGTCGAGTAGTATTATAACTTATATTAAGTATGCTACAGGCTTCTTTCTTTGTTATAGGTTTCTCACTTCTTAATAATTCTATTACATGAGAAATATTACTTTCTGTTAATTTTTCATGTTTCTTAGTCTTTATCATAGTGTTCTGCTCCTAATAATATAATTGCATAATGAACTACTTTTAGTAAGTCGTCTTGGTTATAACCTTTCTTCTTACCATATCGTTGTGCATATTTAATTATATTGCCAATACAAAAACCTATACCATGACCCGAGTCAAATATAAACTCAGTAGTCTGTATTTTATCTTGTGAGTAGTGAGAATCATAAGTTGACCTTATGTAATTGTCAACCCAGTTTAATACTTCTTCTTCGTTAAAATTATTCCTCATCAGTCAATATCTCAACTAAAGAGGAGTATCCTCCGATTTTTTCTCCATTAAATATTATTTGTGGAAAAGTTCTAGCACTAGGAAACTCTTTCATCATTTCCTCTCTACCAAAATCTTCTCCAAAAACTTTATATTCTACTTCGCAATTTTTACTTGTAGCTAGGTTTTTAGCCATAGTGCAATAGGTACAACTAGGTGTACTATAAATTATTACTTGATTCATTTTGCTGTTATCCTTTGTTCGTAGTCGGCGAAATCTTCATTCCACCAGTGTGGTTTATCTCTATAAGACCAACTAGCAAATGTAGCTTTGTCAAGATGGTAATAATCTCTATACGATTGTATTGGATTATCATAGTCTTTCAACTCATCTGGCATAGCTAGTCCAAATGTTGTAAACCCTTTCTTTGGTAAATTTATCGGCTCAGGTAGTTTATTTACTACTTCCATTACCGATTTATGTAGTTTACCATATCTGTAATGATACTCGTCATTTAACGCATTTGCATAACAATGAACCCACTCATGGTTCTCTAGGGATTCTCTAGCCCAGATAGTGCATGGGTGGTTGTACATCATTGGTAAGTAGGGGTAGGGTCGTTCCTCTAAAGGTAAATGCTTGATTTCAGCTTTTACTTTATTTAGTACTTCTCTCTCTTCTGCGTTGAGAGCACGAGGAACATACCCTAAATATCTATCGATATAGATAGTTGTGCAAAGAATTTGCGCTGCCTCGAGTGGCATTTTTACGATATGTTTGTCTACATGGTACTGTGCTGCTTTATCTAAGTCTTCGTCTAAATAAAATAGATTCATAACTTATATCCAACACTTGTAAACACCACAAAGACCGTCTGCATTTTCTGTTGTTCCACAGTAAGTGCAGACTTTCTTACGCCTGTCGTAAGCTGTCTTTAGTTTATGGAACGAGGTTGCTCCATGTTTTGGTGTTGTTTTTCTTACTTTTGATTTTTTCATAATTTATATTATACTAAATTTAAAACCAAGTGTCAAGAACTATTTTTTATTACTTACTATTTATCTTATCTTTTGCTGTCCCAGCATATAATCCAAACCAGGCGGCGCCTGCTCCAACTATAACTGAAATCAATCCAGATTGTTCAAGCGACGGCTCAGGTAATTCCATAAACCACATTGTCGCATAGTACAATAAAAATATATAGACTGATAGAAATGCTCTTGGAAATATTCTCCAAGCGTCTATCATATTTGATAACCATATCCATTTTTGATATGGATTTTCAGGTTCTTTTTCACTTTCCAACTTTAATATTTCAGCTTTCAAGTTACTATTCTCTGTTACAAGTTCCATAAACTTACTTAGGTCTATTTCAACTTCATTTCTCGACATATCGCCGCTAAATCTTTCATCTACCATTATTTATCCTTAGCTTTTCCTATGTTGATAGCTAATAAGTCTACTAACTTATAATACTTTGCTACCCACATATCATCTTTGGGTGTTGGCGTTGCTGCCGCTACCACAGAAGCGCCCATGACTAACCATGGCACTATTTTTATTATTAATACTATTCCCTGTAAAAAGTCTAACATATTACTTCTCACTCTTTCGAGCTTGACGCTTTAAGCGTTTATTTAGTTTGTATATTTTATTTTCCAGTTCCTCACACCAGTCCTCGAGTTCTTCAAATCTTCCTTGGACTGAGGGATTTTTATCAAAGAATTTAGAAGCCTTCATCATGGCTCTATACTCCCTGTAAAATTGCCACCAATCAATCAGTCTTTTTAGCACTAATATCTTCTGTGGTGACCTTTCGATAATACACTACGACATCTTTTAGTTCAGTAATATATCTCTTAAGTTCTTGCATATTGTATGCCATTGTTTCATAATCAGGAATAGTCATAGCCAAAAAGACTAGCTCTCCTTCTTGTTCTTCAATTAAAGCAAATTGTTCTTCAAAGTTTTCAGGTGTAATTGTAAGCCATCTAACTTCTCTTAAATCTATCTCACGAGGCATGATAGGTTGAACTATTGTTCTCTCTATCGGCTTTGCACTAACCTCTAATGTCCTCGTTGGGAGTAGGCTGCAGTTGGAGACCATCATCAAGGTCATCAACAATGACGCTGAGACCTTCAATGTCTTCCATGATATGTTTTGTTCCATTATTTATCTTCCTTTGCATTTCAACTGGGTCACCCATTATTTTGGCACTCAGTTCGTAGTTTCTTATAAATTCTGAATATCTATTCAGTTCTCTTTGAGCGGCTTGACTTTTCTTTGTCATTTCGTTCAGTTGTGTTGTTTGTAAAGCAAAATCATTAGCCATTGTGTCTAATGCTTCTTGCTGGGTAGCTACCGCTCCCTCTAGTGCTAGATTGTTTGCTTTTAGTGTAACATTCTCATTGTATAGCCAATATCCACCTAGTCCTAGCACTATGATTATTCCTATTAAAAATTGATTCATAATTGTTTAATCCTATAATTAAGTCCCTCTGCTCCCCTTACTTCTACTATTTCTCCTTCTTGGGTTTTGAACTTTATATACTTTTCTTGTTTTTTAAAAAATTTACTAACTACAAATGTTTGGTCATCTGCGTCACCCCAAGTAGAATTATAACTTACTTTTAGTTCGTAATAAGTAATGAATAAACCTTTGAACCAATACCAAAAGTCTTTTAAGTATTGAGGAATCTTCTTTATCTTTTCATACATCTGACCAGTCTTTTCCTTCAAATAACAAGGCTTCTGCCTCTCTTCTTCGTACTAATCCTGTGAGAACTTTGCCTCCTGCCTTATTCCATCTTTTGATTTGTTCAGGCACTCCATCATAGTCCCCTGCGTTAAGAACTTTCAACATTGTACTGGCATTTAGATTACTTGGACCAAGATTGTATGTCCATGATACCAATGCATCAAACATGCACTGGTCTAATTGATGATTTACTGCTTCTAAAACATAGTTTTCATACTCTACTAACTCTTCTAAAAGCATTTCTTCTGCTTGTTGTTTGGTTATTGTCATTCCTTCTTTGACACCTTTTATGTGTCCATAACCAATAGTCCAAACACCTACTGCGTCTTGGTAGGCTTCTAACTCGCAGCCTTCGAATTTTTTGATAAGGGCTAAGCCCTCTGCTGATATTTTCATATTGTAAAACTTTCTCCACAACCACATTGAGCAACTTCTAAAGGACTTTGTATCTTTATATATTCATTTAGTCCTTCTTCTACCCAATCTATATTGATATCTTGAAGATATCCTAAAGTCATTGGGTCTACTGCAATTAGGTTATAAAACACTGCGTCACTTGACGCACTTGGACTTTCTAAATAACTTAAGTTATAAGAATATCCATTACAACCACTTGGTAACATTTGGAGTCTAACTCCCCAATAACCTCTATCTTCTACTTTTGCTCTTATTTTTTCTAGAGCTTCGGCACTTGCTACTACCATATAATACTCCATTTAATGATTTGTTCAATTTCTTTTGCAACTTGTTTGCGTAGTCTAGTAGTTCTTTGTCTTGCTCTTCCCTTTTCTTCTTCATGCGAAGCACACTCTTGCGAGTGCGCTTCGACTTAGGTCTTTGACAGTGTATTAAGATACGATTTCTCCTACACTTGCTAGTATAGTGAATGTAAAAAGAAACAATAGGAAAGCATTTCCTAATATTTCTTGAACATCGTCGTACTTATTTAACTGTCTAAAACTATATACCATTTTTCTTATCATTTAATATCCAATACTTTACGATTGGAGTTCGGAGTTCTAGACAGCGCGATAGTCAATAGTCCATCTTTGAGTTCTACAAAGTCTACTTTTAAGTCTGTGTTCATAATGAACTTTCTCTCAAAAGATTTAAGACTTAAGCCTTGATGTACAAATCTTTCTGTTTCACCAAGCTTTTGTTCTTTTTTCCCCTTGATAAGTAGTTCGTTTTTTTCTTGAACTACCTCTATTTCTTCTTTCGACCAACCTGGAATAGCAACTTCTATTCGGTAGTTGCCTGTATCCACATTTTCGACTATGTTATATCTTGGATATGAAGTATCGGTATTCTGCAATAGCCAATCATTATTCATACCAAGCCAAAATTTACTAATATCAATCGTCATATTATTTCTCCTAATTTCCTTTTCAGTAAAACTATGCCCACCCTTTCGGTATGGACGCCAATGTGCGAGAACCATTTCTCACACTTCATGTAAATTATATCAAAATTAAAACCTAAAGTCAAGATAAATTTTTTGATTAGTCCTCAAAGTCTATCTTGCCCTGTTCTTTCATATAGTCTAGCGTGGCACCGATTCCGTCCTTCTTACCATACTGATAGGACAGGTAAATGCTACACATGAGTATTAAAAGATAAGCTGTATCTATGTTCATATTTTTTCTCCAATTATATATTATATCAAAACTGACACCTCCTGTCAAGTAAAATTTCAAGGATACCTAAAAATATTTGTTGACAAGAGGTTATTCTTTTGATATAATATCATTATGAAACTATTAAAAAAGGGAAGCTGGACTTACAAGGAGAAAATGGTTTTGAAAGACAACTATAACAAAATGACTTTAGAAGAACTTTCTACTCGTTTACTTCGTACTCCGTCTAGCATTACTTCCCAAGTAAATTACCTTCGCAAAAGAGGGTGGACTTTTCACAGGAGAACAGATGGATAATGTAGTAGAGTTTCCAAGAAAAAAGAAAGCAGATGAGATTGCTCAAAAACTTACTACTTCTTTACTTTTAGAAGCAAACAGATTAGGTCTTGATACGAAGAATCAGGACTTTGTTTTTGACATGGCATGGACGATGAAGTTCATCAAAGCCGCTGTCGATAATCAATGTAATATTGCGAATGACCTGTGTCGTCTTACAAGAGCACAGGGTCTAGATGAGAGTTAATTGTAGAGGTATGTCTGTAGAAAAAGCAATTAGAATACTTCGTAGAAAGACAGACCGCAATGGTCTCAAACTACGGATAAAAGAGCTTGAATTTTATGAGAAACCAACTGCTCGTAGAAAAAGAATGAAGGCAGCAGCAGTCAAAAGACAACAGAAAATAACGGCTGAACAACGCAAGTTCGAAGTCCGAAAACCGAAACATCAAAGACGAAGATGATGACACCTCACTTTTCTCACCATTTTTACACTTCATTTTATAACTCCTTCGTAGAAAAATAAAATATTTTCTCATCTTCGAGACTTAAATCTATCCTAAAAATCATACCCCTAGGAAAAAAATTTCTTGTATTTTTGATAAAGTTGTGGTATAATATTAGTAATTAAATAAGATAGTTACTACGACAATCAACGAATTATCATTATTTCAAAGTGAGCATTATCGAATGTATAGCATTAAGCAGTGCTCGTCACGTAAGTGTAAGAGCACACCTTGTTATATAGACGATTTATGCGAATGAACTACGATATATATTGTCAATCAAATCACACCCAAAGAAAGTCAACTATCTTACTTCGACTTTCTTCCAATCCCAACATTTCAACCACTTAACTACAATTGCATAAAAAATTCCATAAATTTTGTCCGACTTCTAAGTATTTTAAGTCGATTTGTTACTTATTTATTTTGGGTTTATGTTCAATTTTGGTGGGTAAAGGAACAATTTATTACAAATTGCCCCTAGTTCGTTATACACCCGCCATGACTTTTAATGGTGCGTTGCACACCCGCTCAGTCTTGAACTATTCTTAGATTTGTTACTGATGTTGTGAATGTTATGTTTTCATCTTTGAGAGTTAAGCATAGCTGATTCTTTAGAGCTGGCTGTACTTCTGCAGCTCCAACGACTTCGAAGTATTCTCCATGTTCTGCTATTATTCTACGCAGTTTGTCATTTCTAGGAAATATTTTAGCGAATCTCTTATAATTCATTACTCTCTCCTAATATCGATAACTAAACCAGTTGCTCCATTTGGTCTTTCCCAGCTTTCTTGTGCATTTTCAAAACCCGCTCTTACAGTATCAACTAGGTACTTTAAATCTCTTTTTGGCGACTTTTCTAGTCCTAATATCGAATCTTCACTTATATCTAAATAACTTGCTAGTTCTATCACTAACTCTTTCTTAGTTATTGGGTCTTCTCCTGTCTTTGTTTTGTAAACAGTTTTCTTGTAAACTCCTTCACGACTTAACTTACCTATGATAGATTTTACACTCTTACCCAACTCTTCTGCTAGATTTTCTACTGTTTCTCTAGTAGGATTTTCTTCATACAACTTTGTCATGTATGCTACTTGCTCTTCTGTATAGTTTACACTCATACTAATTCTCCTTTACTACTGTCTTGTAAAAATTGTTCTTGTTCTTCTATAATGTCGTCAGCCTCTTTTTGAGTTAACGACCATACCTTGCAAATTTTATTCCTTGCTTGATTAACTGTCATACCTTCTGCTATGAAGTCCTCATAGTCCAAGTGAATACATATCTTAGTTCCAAGTGATAGCATGTGCCACCTCATAATCATCTATTACTTGTTCTATGCTATTAGGCGTTTGCATTATACTAATACTGTTGTTCTCGTTTAGTCTATGAACTGCTCCATTGTTATAGTAAACAAAGTAACCCATACCAAACCCTAAATCTCCTACATCACCCTTACAAAGATAGTGCATTTTTATTTCGTTTCCCCACTTTTCTGAAGCCAGAAAAAGTCGTCGTCTTTCTACTAAGTTTTTATACTGTGTCATAAAACTCTCCCTAGAATTAATACTTGTAGAATTAGTACTAATACTGGAACAACAGTTCTTATTACTTCCATACTGTGTTTCATGTAGCTAAGTTTCTTTTCTAATTTTTTCATTTTCTTACTAC